GTGCAAGTTCCGCTGACGACGGCCCGATCGGGCCACATGCAGTCTGAAGAATGGCAGTACGTGAAGACCGTTAGCATCAAGGGCGCCAGAACCAATACTACGTGGTACTTCAAGGTCTATGACCGAAAAGTATATAAAGTCTCGTGTGGTATTTATTACACATTGAGCCGGAATCAAAAGATGTATGATTTCGCACGTAGAACTGGTACGGACATCTGGCGGGTGCCATATGTACTGTGGGAGTTGACCCGGTTGAGTTTTGTAATCGACTGGTTCGCAACCATGGGAACGTGGCTACAGACGATATTCCCGAACACCGAGACCAAGGTGCTCGATGGTTGGACAACGATTATCTGCAAATCGCAGAGAAAGTTCGTTTACAGCCATGCCAAAGGAACGTCTCCCTATTTACCGTCCAAGACGTACGTCTACTGTCCTGATTATACAACAGAACAGGTCAGTGTGACGCGTAGGAAGGGAGCCCCTGAGAATCCGGGGTTTCCAATGGTAAAAGTGAAGCTCACGTGGAAGCGCGTGCTAGATGCATGGGCTCTATTCGTGAAAAAGTGATTTATCACGCTTCAAACCTCTAACAATCAACATTATGGTGTTACCATGTCGTTAATCATTAAAGATGGCGCAACCAGCCTGACCGTAGTAGGTGGTGCAGATCAGACTTTCGTCCAGGACGGACGGAAGGTCGTCAACGGTGTTAATTACGTAGACACTGGGGAGCCCGATTTCTTTGAGCGCGATACAATTGCGCTTAAGGCGATTGGCTCGAATTCCCAGTCGGACGGGACGTACAGTAAGGAGAAACGCGAAGTACTTCTGCGCGATCCTTATACTGATGCCGATTACGGCAATCAGGTTGTACTTGTCCGAATCTATGTAGAGGCTCATCCGAACGCGGATTCCGTGAGAATGCTGAATGCACGCTTGCGTGCAGCCCAGATCCTCTCCGGAACAAGCTTTACCACGTATTGGACTACAGGGGCATTGAACATCTAACCCCTTGAGCAACACCAATAAACTCTAGTAACGGTGATCTGTATGAAGAGTCTTGACGACGCCATGATTAATATCTGGCTGAAGATGCACAGCGATTTCGTAGAATCCTCAATTATTACACCGCTGTCGACTCACGTCGAAGCGTTGCGGGCCGGGGACATAGTGCGATTCAGGGAGTTGGATTATCCCTCAGCACATAATGCCTCCGTGGAGACCTTTAAGGCCATCCATCAGCTCGCAGGATTCTTTAGCCGATACACCTTCAAAGGTGATGTTTACACAGCCGAGGAGCGAAAAGAACGCAGCCTAGACGATTTCGTGCAGACTCAACGACAGTTGAGCTTTGCTGAGATTGATCAGGTAGGACATCGCATATTAAAAGCGATGCGCGTCGAGATGACCAGAATTTTGGGGTCTTGTCCTCCTATGGAAGAGTTGTATGATTCTTGTGAACACGGCAAACGAAGCGCGGTTGGACTTAATGCCCAGGACGCTCTCATGTTTGAGAAGCGATTCCAGACGTTAAGCGGCACTGCGGCCCAGAAAGTTGCATTCAGAGATGTTTGGCGAACGGACCCAGTCCTACGCCATTGTCTCAAGAGAAGCCAGCTGAAACGCCTTTTGCGCAATGCTGGTGATGCAACTTCGTTGTGCGCAATAGCTGTCCCCAAGAAGTGGAAGATTGACCGCATTATCGTACCCAATACCGTGACCGGCGCATTTGTAACAGCCGGAATCGGGAGGGTGATTGAAAAGCGGCTCAAAGACTTCTGCTCCATCGACTTGTCCACGCAGCCGGACCTACACAAGGTTTTGGCGTGCAGGGCGAGCGTAACGCGTCACTTGATTACGTGTGACTTGTCCAAAGCATCGGACCTGATTACGCGTGAGCACATAAGGCGTGTTATGCCTCAGGACTGGTTTACCCTCTTAGATAATATGAGGGTGCCGTTCATAGAGGTCGATGGGCAAATCGTTCGCTGTCAGACGTTCATGACGATGGGTGTGGGTTATACTTTCCCACTGCAGACATTGTACTTCTATGTCTTGCTTAAGGTGCTTGCACGCGAGTTTCGGATTAAAGGGAGAATCTCCGTTTTCGGAGACGATCTCATATACCCGTACTGGCTGCATGAGCCCGTTTTATGGGCCTTTAAGCACCTGAACCATCGCGTCAATGTTGATAAGACATTCTCCGAACATCATTTTCGCGAATCTTGCGGAGGTGACTACTACCGGGGTGTCGATGTGCGACCTGTCATGCCGAAAGGCAGTCATGTCGACGATGACATTGACCAGCAGCGTTTCCTGTATAAGGTCTATAATCGGCTAGCCACAAAGTGGTCAACTGATTGGGACCTGCCTTCTGTCTTTGACTACATACTTGGCCTCCTCAAAGAAGATTTTGGGGTAGTATACCAGGTCCCTGTGTTACAGTCTGAGGACAGTGGCATACGCGTTCTGTCTCCAACCGAGAAGCTATACGGTGTGGAGATGTCTCCGGTGCGCTTCATTGATTGCACTGGTACTGGCAATGGGATGTATTATTACCATCGGATCGCAGCAGGAAAGAAGTACAAACAAGTCGACGCAGTTTGGCCTTACTACTGGCGGACTCTAATGAGTTCGACTCTGGACGAGCGCAGGCTCTTTGACCCCGAAGAAGATTGGGGCGGGCAGCGCATTTCAGAGTCACCGTCAGCTTTAGTCTACCGTAAACCGAGCGATCGCTCGAAGAGGCAATATAAGTACATCATCGCCCACGGTAAACGTCGTAAGGTCTGTCGCACGATGGCACATGTTGCCATCGTTGGGGGCAGCTACCACAA